GTTGACTGGTTAAAGAGCGTAGCTCCTTTTCCAATAATGGAAGACCGATTATCGCTATGAAACCTTGTGGAAGGAGAAAGCAACCGGCTCTTGATTAAGTCAAGATAATCTAAGATTAGTCTCCCCTTTGGGTCGACACCTATTAAATAGATATGATTCTCTGCGAGAATACCATGCCTCGAGGAAACAGTATGTTTTCCCGGGGAAAGGTGAGAACCGGAAAACTCATATAGTTGATTAGTCAAATATGAGAGATCCGGATCGCATGTAATGCGAAGGAGATCATCTCCAACGATGCAATCGTATGAGTTTCGGGAGACCAACTCATATTCAAATTCACCACGGTTTAAAACCTGATGAAATTGAGTCATTTTAGATGACGGGGTGCCATGATGGCGCGCCGAGATCATATTAGTGATCTCGACTATACAAAGATTGTATATTGTCAGCCCAAGGAACGAGAGTGGCTCGCCCATAAAGGAGCCACACCGATGCACGTGGCGCTGATTCTTATATAATATAATATGATTTTTAATCATGGAATCAAAGTAAACCACCAAAGGATGGTTTGCCGTAACTCCAAGGCCCGATAAGACCCCAGACCACATTGCTTTAAGCAAGGGCTTTGGCAGATAATCTGTCGATGCGGTTAAATCGCTATTGATGCTATAAACATCACTGGTTAAACCAGTAACTCTACGTAGCTCCTTTAAGAAGTCCCATAGGATATACGAGCTATGTAGCCCTAATCCACATCGTGGATCCGAAGAAAAACTACTGACAAGTGAATGTCGGCAGACCTGCTCAGTTATTGTCAACCAAGCGGGGTTCTTCGTTAATGGCCGGATCTTCCAGCCCGGTTCTTGAAGAGCCATGAAGATTACTTCAACAGGACGATCCTGTATCCAGACCTTGGGGCCTGGGCAATCAAAGATTGCAACTCCCTCAAGGAGTGGATCAACACGCTTGGTGTGTTTGGGGTTACCCCCATATGGAGTGACCATATACGACTCAGCCGTAACGAAATGGCCGTAATCCAGGCTTTTTGAAAAAGCCCAGAGAACGACTAAGTCACCGAGTGTCTCGGTATACCTAAGTAACTTAGGGTCCTCGCTTGAAACGAGTTTTTTGAGTGCCTGTAACAGGTC